TTTCAAACAACTTTCACATTTAATACATCTCTTAGTTCTATTAATAGTAATTATACTGGTGATAATAAAGTAGAGGCAAATGTCGATGCTGATGATCCGAGGGTGGCAACATCACAACAGTCTGGTTTACTCGGTAAAGGTTACTTTGAATTTAAATATATTGCCAGAGTCACTGGTAATGATACTTTGATGCTTGGTGTAGAAGTCGGAACAAATACAGGTGGTTACAATGGAAGTACTGGTTTTTACAATTATGAAAGAGATTATTCTGGTACATCAGCATTAATAGATATGTCTGGTATGCCAACATATACTCTTAATGATATCATTATGATTGCTTATGATACAGCCGCCGGTTCAAATGGACAAGTTTGGTTTGGTAAAAATGGAACTTGGCCCTCAGGTAAAAGCCCAGTAGCAGGTGATGCAGGATATAATTTTAGTGTAGATTCAAGTACAGTTGGAGTTCGTCCTGCTATTCATACAGGTTCTGGCAGTGGAGCAACTTTTCAAGTAGAAATCATAAGCCATACGCAAGGCGCACAATATACAATACCAACTGGTTGGCAATTAGCATAGGAGAATAAAAAAAATGGCATTAAACTTTCCAGATAGTCCAAGCAATGGAGATACTGCACATGGGTTTACTTATAATGCTAGTAAGGGTGTTTGGAACTCAGCCGCCGCCGAAAGTGGTGCTGTAACAGTATATGCAAACTTGGCGGCATTTCCAAGTTCAGGTAATACCGCTGGTGATTATGCTTTTGCTACAGATACGAAAGCATTATATGTTTGGGACGGAGCAGAGTGGGATAGAATAAGCACTGGTAATAATGAAACACCAAGACTGACTACAACACCAGCTAGTACTCTTCAGCTAAATGCTGATGGTACTACAAGTCAATTAGTGATAGCCGCCGAAGATCCAGAGGGTTTCCCAATCACATATTCACATGATACAAGTCCAGCAAGTCCTAATCAGGTAACAAATATCACAAATTCTGGTGGTACATTTACATTTACACCTTCAACAAATACTGCACATGAAGGTAGTTTTACAGCAAGACTGAAAGCAAGTGATGGTGTTTCTACTACTTCTCATGCAGTAGCAGTTACACTTGCATTCTCTCCTGCGAATGCTTTCAAAACTTTATATATTGCACATACTTCAGGAACAGTTAGAGAAGTTACTGGTGGTGCAGATGAAGCAAATGCAACAAATCTTGATACTATGATTACAAGTACCGCAAACGAAGGTGACTTAATACTTTTAAATCCTGCATCAGGTAGTGACTTTGGACACTTTAAAATCACTCATAGCACAGGAACTGATGCCTATAATGCCAACCCTTTTGCTAATAGACGTATTGCAATAGTCGGTGGAGGTTTGAAACCTAATAATATATTTGTATGGCATGATCATGACGGAACTACTGGTAGACGAGATCACCCTATTTTCTCAAGTTCTTTTGGATATGATAGTCCTAACTCAGCGCCTTCCCCAACATCTGTAACTTACAGACAATTTATGTTCAATCTTACTTATCATAGACATCAAACCTCAGGCACTAACTATGAAAATGCAATTACTAGAGAAAATCAAGGTGGTGGTACAATGTTGAATTGTATCATTGATTTTAATGGTGGTGATTATGCTTGGAGATATGATAATGCTAATTCTAGTACTTATAGAAGATCATTTAAACATTGTACATTCTTAAACTATAGTGGTGTAGATTCACCTTATTCTGGAAGTAGTACTGCCGTAAGAGTTATTGATTGTGCATTTGAAAATGGTAGTAATAGATTAAGTTCTGATGTTACTGGTTTAGGAACTAATCAAGAGAGTGTCAATTTTGATGGTTGGAAATATGATAATTATACTACAAAGAATATTGAAATAACTTCTGCTATTGCGAATGGTACATATGGGCATTTAAAAGATATAAACAGTCTTACCTCAACGAATACGTTATTCAATAATTATCAATCAGCGAACTAGTGATGATAAATATAGAAAAAGGAATATAAAGCATGGTACAAAAAATTCCATTTACATCGATAAAAGCTAGTGGTAAAATTTCTAGTACTGGAAATGCTAATATTGATATTGAGCCACATGGAACTGGTGATGTTCTAATAGGTAACTTTCACTTTGATGCAGATCAATCTATAACTAACTCAAATGACAATCACGTATTAACATATGATCACAGTGGAGGAAAAATAAGTTTAGAAGCCGCCGCCGGTGGAGGAGAAGGTGATAATATAGTTACATTAAATCAGAATGGTAATGTAACTATACATACTGGTACAGCTAGATGGTATGCACCTTACAATCTAACTATAAACAAAATAGATGCGAGAGTAGATACAGCGCCTACAGGATCAAGTATCAATATCACAATAAAGAAAAACGGTACATCGGCGGCAACTATGTCTATCGCCGCCAGTGCAGTAAAAGCAGAAAACACTACAGGCTTTTCTATGAATGAAGATGATTATCTAACAGTAGACACTACTCAAATAGGCTCAACTGATCCAGGTACGAATTTAAAACTTGTCTTTCATTACGCTCAAGCATAGAATAAATATAAATAGAGTATTAAATAAAAAAAGAACGGAGATTAAAAAATGGCATTGACTGATGCAGACGCAAAAGCTGAAGTGATAGCAGTATACGGCATTCAACTATTTTCAGGCGAAGGTGAATTTCCAACTGCGGATACAGCCTTAACAGTTTATCGTGCTGATATAGGTATAGATGAAAAATATCTAGCTAGTGATTATCATTCCCCTTACACCTTAGGAAGTAATGAAATAGAAAACTGGTTTATGGGTGGTGAGAGAGAAGGTAAACACGAACTTGTTATGATAGGAACACACAAGTTAACAGATCCAGATAATGTTTGGACAGAGTGGACAGGGAGCTAATAAATGTACATATACTATAAATCTTCATTATCAACTAACGAATATAGTAGGGCAGGATTTATGCTAGATATTGCTGGTTTAGCAACCGGTACTAAAACTTCAACTGATGACTTAACTGCTTTATCTTGTAACAAATCCGCCAGTGTAATTGCAGGAACTGGACCGACTTCAGGCATGTATACACAATCAGTGTCAAGTTTCACTGATAACTCATCTGATGAGTATGCGATGTATCTAACAAAATATCATTATGCTAAAGGTAATCCATCTAGTTTCCAAGCAAGAAATAGAATTGGTATGGCTTGGAACGACAATTATTGGTTCAGATTTAGACACTCAGACAAAGATGGTGGTAACCAAATGTATACTACTAATGGTTTCTGGGGACAATATAGTTCTACATCTTATAACTATGGTAAGTTATTTGGTAGAATGTCGTATATTCAAGAAGCTCATATTATTATTAACGATACAACTTTTTTTATAATGATAAAAGGTACTGGAACTGAAACACAAATTGATACAGCTTATTGGGGCTTGAATGATCTAGAATATATTCAAGCGATTGATGATTATCAATATCAATCTAATAATAAGTATAGTCCTTTCTGTAGTTGGTGGGGTTACGTCCTTGATGTTATGTATAATAATGGTGCGTCTAATACATCAACTAACACTCATAGAAATGGTATGTATCGATGTCAATATGTTGATAGACAAGGCACAATGAGAAATTGTACTCCTTACGATAGCTATCAGTATTCTTATGGGCATGTAACAACAACAAGTGGTAACTATTGTAGTATGCACCCTAGAATGGGAGAAAGACAGTTCAAAGTTACAGGAACTGGAGCAACAAATCATCATATGTTAGTGCCTATCGTATATGATGGCACTATGAAAGCTGTAACTTCTGATCCTAGAAAAGGTGCTATGCCTAATGTATTTCGTACTACAGATAACTATTTTGATGATGGTGATGTATTACTAGATGGTTCAACCAGATATAGAGTTTTTAGAGTACATAAAACAGGAAATGCAAACTTTACTTCTGCAACAGAAGAAGCTTTTTATGCGTTCCCAGAAGATAATGTTCCTTATAGTTAATAGTTAGGATATATCATGCCTTCAAACGAAAGTGCAAGTGCAACAACTGCTAATACGGCGGCTCCTGGAAATTCTGGTGTAACTCTAGAAATTAAAGGTGAGAAAAAAGACGCTTTTATAAGAGTAGGTCCGACAGGTGGACAAACATTTCTAGGCGCTTCTCCTCCTGTTCCAGATACAGCTCCAGTACAAAGTTGGAGTGACTAGTTAACTAGTTATTATAAATAGTGACATAATTAGCATAAGGAAGTAGTTATGTCAACCCCTAATTCAAGAACGACACTAAAAGATTATTGTCTTAGAAGACTAGGACATCCTGTAGTTGAGATAAATGTTGATGATGATCAAGTAGATGATCGTATTGACGATGCACTTGCATACTACAGAGACTATCATTATGATGGCACTGAAAGAGATTTTCTCAAACATCAAGTAACAGCAACAGATAGAACAAATGGGTATATAACAATACCAGCAAACATAAGTGGTATTATTAATGTATTTCCCATAGGCACTGGACTTAATGCTAATAACTTATTCAATCTCAGATATCAATTAACACTCAATGAAGTTTATGACTGGAGCAAATCTGCGTTTGCAGGTTATGTGTCTAGTATGGAAAACATTGCGTTGATGCAAGAAATATTTGTAGGTAAGCAAGGTATAAGATTCAGTAGACATACAGATAAATTACACATAGACATGGATTGGGATAAAAAGACAACTGTAGGTGAATTTATTATAATAGAATGTTATAGAGTATTAGATCCAGATGTACACACTTCAGTATGGGGTGATTGGTGGTTAAGACAATATACGACACAACTTATCAAACGTCAATGGGGCGAAAATCTCAAAAAGTTTGAAGGTATGCAACTTCCTGGTGGTGTGCAGTTTAACGGGCAAACTATCTGGAGTGAAGCTGAAGAAGAAATAAAAAGATTAGAAGAAGAAATAATATCAAAGTTTTCCATGCCTGTCATGGACATGATTGGATAATAAAATGCCAACGAATTTTTATTTTGATAATTTTGCTCACACTGGACAGCAAAATTTAATAGAAGATTTGATTATCGAATCTATCAAGATATATGGTTACGATAATTTTTATATACCTAGAACAATCGTAAAAGAAGATGATTTGTTCGGTGAAGATGTATTATCTAAATTTGACAATGCATTACCATTAGAAATGTATGTAAAGAACGTAGAAGGATTTGATGGAGAAGGTGAGTTCTTATCAAGATTTAATGTAGAAGTTAGAGACAACATAACATTTTCTATAGCACAGAGAAGATGGCAAGAAGAAATATCTATAGAAGATAGAAAGATAGATGAACAAGGAGAAAGAGTAAATCGTCCAGTAGAAGGTGATTTGATATTCTTTCCTCTCACAGGACAACTATATGAAATAAAATATGTAGATAAACAACCTATCTTTTATCAGATGGGACAACTACAAATGTATGATTTACGTTGCGAACTATTTGAATTTAGTCATGAAAGAGTTACAACAGGTGTTAAAGCTATCGATGACTTGGCTGCCAGACATACTGTCAATGTTCTTAACTTTCAAATACTTCTTGAAGCATCTAAAGAACGTGCATTGGGTACCGCTGTGTTAACGAATGATAAAGTTACTAGTGTATCATTAAGCAATCTTGGTGATTATGATGCTAGTCCTACAGTAACATTTGGTGCACCACCTGCCGCCCAAGTTGCTATAGCTACATCAACGATAAGTTCAGGAGCTGTTACAGGAGCTACAGTAAATTCTAATTTACAAGGCTCTGGTTATATTGCCAACGTACCTGTTACATTCAGTAGTCCTGAAACAACACAAAGAGTAACAGCCACAGCTACAGCTACAATTTCAGGTGGTTCAGTAAGTGCAGTCACATTAACAGAAAACGGTGGTTTTTACACAACTGCTCCACCAGTTTCTGTGTCAGCATCACCTTCAGGTGATGATGCAGTTCTTACATCAACGATTGCTGGTAATTCATTACTAAGTATTGTAATACAAAGTGCTGGTTCAGGATATACTTCTGCACCTACAGTTACAATAGGTACACCTAATAACGCTATACATTTTGCCGCCTCTGGTGTGGCAGTTCCTGATGCAAAAGGTAATATAGGTAGTATAACAATAACTGATGGTGGTAAATACTATGAAAATGCACCTAGTGTTACTATAGGTAATCCTCCGGATTCTATTAGAGCTACAGGTACAGTGCAGATATCAGGCACACAAGTATCAGGTGTAACTATTACAAATCAAGGTAGAGGTTATGTAAATGTAAACGGTACGCCTTTTGTTCCGTCTGTAGCTTTCTCAGTAGAGACATTCACAGGCGGTATTAGACTTGAAGATGGTGATGGATTGCTACTAGAGGCTACAGCAAATACAACTCACGAAAACAGTACAGCTAACAATGTTTTCTTTGAAACTAACAAATCAGGATTTATAGATTTCTCTGAACTGAATCCTTTTAGCGAAGGAACTGACTGGTAATGTTTGGACAATTTCACTATCATAGCGCCATAAGAAAATATATTATCATGTTTGGTAATATGTTTAACGATATAGATGTCGTGCGTTTCAATAGTGCTGGTGATAATGTTCAACAGATTAGAGTACCTATTGCTTATGGACCTAGAGAAAAGTTTCTAGCAAAGCTTAGAACAGATCCAGATGGTAGAAGAGAAATAGCAATGGTTCTACCAAGATTATCATTTGAATTAACTTCAATGAACTACGCACCTGAAAGAGTATTAAATAGAACACATAAGCAGTTAGGTATAGGCGGTGGTAATAATTCACTTAGAAAAACTTTTACACCAGCACCATATGATTTAGACATGTCGCTGTATGCTATGTTTGCTAATCAAGAAGACGCTGTACAAGTTGTAGAACAAATATTACCTTACTTTCGTCCAGAGTGGACAAACAGTGTAAAGATTGTACCTGAATTAGATACATACGTTGATGTACCCACTATACTGAATGGTATGACAATAGAAGATAGTTATGATGGCGACTTTGATCAGAGAAGAGCTATCATATATACGTTTACGTTCAAAATAAAAGGATATCTATTCGGACCAGTAACAAATAAAGGCATCATACGTAGAACACTTGTCAATACATTTGATCCTCAAGCAAATACAGCAACAGGTAATGTCATTATAAGTACTAGTGATACTAAATTACAAAGACTTACTTTAACACCAGGTTTACTTGCGAATGGACAACCTACTTCTAACAGTTCAGCAAGTATACCAATTTCACAAATAAGTGCAAACTCTAATTTTGGTTTTGCTTTTGATAGGGAAGATTTTTTTAACTGATGAAAAATAACGTGACAGACGGACTAAACAAAGTTTTCGAAGTGGGAACAGATTTAGTGGAAGTAGATAAAGAAAAGAAACAAGCAGACGTACCTCAAGATGTAGATAACGACTACAAATATGCAAGAGAAAACTTATATGGCGTTATTGAAAAAGGTACTGACGCATTAGATAGTTTACTTGACTTAGCAAAAGCGAGTGAACACCCTAGAGCATTTGAAGTTGTAGCACAACTTACCAAAACACTTGTAGATGCAAATAAAGATTTACTTGATATACAGAAGAAAGTAAAGGATTTGAAGAAAGAAGATGATGAGAAGCAACAACCGCAAAATGTAACAAACGCTTTGTTTGTTGGTAGTACTGCCGAGTTGCAGAAGATGATATCTGGAAGGAATGATGATGTATGAATATAATGTAAAAGTTGTAAAAGTAATTGATGGTGATACAGTAGATGTAGACATCGACTTAGGCTTTGGTGTTTGGTTACATAAAGAAAGAGTAAGACTATATGGTAT